TACCTTGTGAAAGCCCAGCACTAATGATAGGTTCAAACAGAGATTGTTTAAAAGCATATGATGGGCGTGCAAGTACGTCATATGACCAAAGGCTGTTTAGTTCTTGAAATACATCTCGACGAAGACGTTGCGCTTTACGACCTGTGCTTTTTATTCCTTTGGCGGTCTCAATGTTTAGTTGGCGCTCAATATCGTCCCAGGGAGTAAAACGATAGGAATCAGCAAGTTGACGGACTGTCTGTGGGTCAATCAATGAAACGTTGCCGTCGTGTCCAATACCAAATCCATTGGTCTTTGCAGACTGAATACCCTTGCTCGTATTCATTTGGAATCTAGAGACGTAAGAATCAATTTCTTTTAGGTTGTACTTGCCTGCTTTGAACGCAAGCATGTTACCAATCTGAGTATCAATTGCTTTAAGGGCGTTGACCTGAATAATAGATTCTTGTCCAAGAGTGGCAAGGTATTGTGCTTCCATGCGCTGTCGAACAATTGAAACTTTTTCTTCAACTTTTTGTCCATTGGCAAAACCTGTTACAATTTTTGCATTACCATCTCTGAGCAATTCTAGGTTGTCAAGAAAACCTTTAAGTTCAACGCGTGCCTGTAGTGGACGCATACCAGAGAAAGATACAAATCCAGTTGGTAGTGCTTCTGTGCCACGACCAGCAAGGCGTACACCCTTCATTACAAGGCCACCAAGTGTCTCGCCAAATGTGGTGTCAGCAAACTTTGATATGTTCTCGTACTCACGGTTACGGATTGCAGACTTTGCACTGCGAAGTTTTCCTTCACCCTTGATAAAAAGTTCTTTGCCAATGGTTGGTTCTATAGGGAAAAATTCTTTACCGCCAACAAGTGGATTATAACTATCATCAAAAAATGCATCTTTGATTCTTTTGAATTGTGGGTTGCTAGCAATAGCATCATCAAATGCTTTTTGCAAGCGCAGGGCACTAGGACCAGTTGGCATTGGCACTATTCCGTCTTGGATAACTTTATTTTTAATTTGAGCCTTAACATTGCTCATATCAAATAATTTATCACTTGCTGTTGCAGCAAGGCGTTCTAGTGCTGCAGAGTTGCCTTTATCGGCAAGAATTAAATCTTTTACTACATTGGCATCAGTTGCATCATGAATGATTGGAATCAATCTTTCATTGGTGCTATACTTAGAAACTAGGTCCTCAATGATTCCCCAGTCCTTTGTGCCAGCAAGCAAAAGAGCATGGCTGCCAGAAACTGTTTGAGTTCCCTGAGCGCCATTAGTGGCACCGTGTAAAATACCAGTTTCCATGTCTGCTGCAAGTTGGTCAACTGTCTTGCCTTTGGTGTATAGACCAAGTGGTTTGCCTACTGTGGTAACTGCGGCAACCTTGGCAATTTTGCCAAATGCAGTAATGCCCTTTGAGCCAACAACAAGGTCGCCTATACCAGTAAACCAACGACCAACGGCATTGTCAACAAAATTCTTTTTGATGCTTTCATCATTCCATAGGTTTACATCATTAAGGTCAATTTTGCCATATGAAAGAACCGCCTGAGGAACCAATGGTACTAGGCTAGACTTAGTAAGAGCCTGCATTGCTGATACCTTAGCAGAACGGTCATATGCTGCTTTAATGTCAGAAAATTGAAAACCTTCTTCATATTGACCTTTTTTGTAAAGAGGTGAACTCTTATCTGTCAAAAGACCAAGAGTAGAAATTGGTCGAGAAATTAAAGGTGAGTAAACTTTGTCATTAAATTGCTTTGCAGCACCTAAAAGAAAATCTGCACTGACTTTAGTAGCAGCCTTAGCAATTTTATTTCCAGGAATATTAGAAGTTATTTTATCAGTAGTGGCAATTGCATTCTTAATAGTTGCATTAAGTTCTTCTTGCTTTTTTCTTTCTTCTTCGCTAAGAAAATCTCCGCCACCTGTAATAGTCTTTAGTCCCGTACCCAGTGTAGATAGGAATGAATTAAATACTGCCATGCCTACCCCCTAGAAGTTTTGTTTAATATAATTTTTTTCAGTGCCGCCCTTTGGGTCTTCACCAGTAATGCTAGTGATGAAAGCGTCGCGCTCATCTGGTGACTTCCAAGACATCATAGCAAGTTCAATTGCAATTGCTGAGTTCTGATACCCAAGCGAATTAGCAAACTTGTCAATGTTGTCAAAAAGACTTCCAGGCATCCAAGTAGAATCAGCCATTCTGTGCTGCACTCTTACTGTTCTGGATGAGGTAATTTACAAAGTTCTTAAATGAATCTGGAGCATCTGGAGACTTTGCAGCCATTGCCAAATCTGGTAGATACTGTGCAGCAATTTTTGCATTCTCATCAATACGAGTATTGTTTATCAATCCCTGTGGAAGTGCTTCACTTCCTGGGCCAGGGCCAAAGTCCACACCTGCTGTGATTGGTTCATTAGGGCGTGTAGTTGGGTCAAAAAGTGTGTTTAGTTTTGGCATGTTAACGCCTGCATAAGGTTCTGCGGGTGCAGATGGTGTTGCTGCTTGAGCAGATGCCATTGCTTGATTCCCCTGTATACGCTGGTTGTTTACTTCTTTATTCTTGCCATAGCCAAAGCCAGTATAGTTACCGCTCTGTCCTGCTCCGCCAGTACCAGAAACATTTGCTGGATTGTACTGTGGTCCGCCGTTAGCGCCACCGCTTCCTTTTCCACCCATGTTTACTCCTATGCGTATTGTTTAAATATATGAATTGGTTCAGAGCACATATTGTCATATTGGATTGCAATAGCAATTGCCTTACGAACAATGTTTTCTGCTTGATTAATAGTCTTTACTTTTTCCACACCCAACGCTGCCAACGCACCGAGGGCAACATCGCCACCACTGCCCATGACATACACGTTACGAATATCAGTATCCCACGAATAATCTTCAGAAACCGAAAAAACTTGCCCTTTGACGGATATGAGGAATCCGCCATCAATAAGTGCGACATCGCCGTCCTCTTTCATGTCTATGCCAGCATCTACAAAGTTCTTACGCATTTGCGGTATAAACTTCACTGTCATGTAAGTGTTTAAATCTTCTCTAACTGTTGGCTTAGGTTGTACATAGCCATAATGCAAGATATTGCTGGCCCGTGATGAACCGCAACCTGCAATCAATACACCATTGTTATCTACTATTTTTGGCGTCTTTGCAATTTGAAAACGTCCATGCTCATCACTGAGTCTTGAATCGCATCCTAGTACCGACCATCCGTCACCCTGGATTGCTACTAGCGTTGTCATTTTTATCCCTTAAGTGTTACTCGTCCCGAAGCCTTGCCATTACCACTGAGTGTGGATAAAATTGTTTGTAAATCTGGTGGAGGTGTAGGCGCTGCTAAACCTTGAGGAGAACCTCCTACTGGAGCCGCGCCTGGAACAGGGGACGGCTGCTCAACAGGAGAAGTTGCAGCACCAGCAGGAGGAACTGGTTGCTGAGGAGCAAACACGTTGGCAATGGCCTCTTCAAGGGTTTGACCCTTTTGACGTGCAGAAATTACTCCCGCAATCTTAGTTACGATAGATGCTGGGTCTCCACCTTGTGTAGCCATCTGCGGAATAGCCTGAGCCATTGCAGTAATACCACTAAGGAGTGATGAACGCATGTTTTCGATTTCAATCTTTTCAAGTTCTTGGGTTACGTTAACGGTGAATGGAAGTTCACGCATTGCCATATCCTTGGAGATGAGTCCGCCACCAAGAGCCTGAAGCATAAAAATAAGTCCCTGTGCTGGGTTAAGACCAGCAAGCATGCCATAGCGGACATCTGCAGAGTAGTCACCCTTGATGTCCTTGATTGGCTTGTAGGTAATCTCGTATGGGCTACCAGAGTCAACACCACGGATTGTCTTTTCCATTGGGAAAATCTTCTCATCTACTTCAAAGCAGAGAGAAACGACATCGCGTAGAGCAGCAGCAAAGATTGCCTGTGCTGATTTGACCTGTGTATCAAAGGCACCCATAAGTGCCTGTACGCCTTGACCTGTAACGATGCTTGCATCAATGTTACCAGAACGTCCTTCTGGATAACGAGTACCTGAGCGAAGTTCCTGGTTAAGGAGTTGTGCTTCTGTGAATGCGCCTTGTGGAATGTTTAATTCGACACGACGAACGCCCGCTGGGTTGGAGGTACGGATAACCGCATCTCCACCCAACTGGAGTTCTTGAACGTCTTGTGGTAGTACGATTGGTGCCTGAACACTCTTCTCTGCTGCTTCCATTGCCAATAGGGCGAAACGGTTGCGGAGAAGTTGAATACCTAATACGTCGTCGAATTGTCCACGCATCTCGCCATCAATAGACGGCTTACGCGCCACGACAACCATCATCTTGCCCATTGGATTCAATGCGCTAGATAAAACTAAATTACCTTTTTTAGGTAAATAAATTACAGATTGGTCCTTGTCGTAATAACGAACCATTTCAACCTGCGCATGCAGGTCTTGCTTATATCCATCACGACCAAGGATTTGAGTTTCATACTCTGGGAACTGTGCAACAAGTTCTCCAAGAGTCATCATGTAGCGTTTTGCAAATGCCACACAACGTCCGTAGCGGTCAAATTCTGGGTAAGCCCCAATTGGATTTTCTACGCGGATACGCGGCAACTTGCTATCTTCGTCCAATTCAATCATGAACGGAACGAAACCGTATGTAAGGTACCAGTCTGCACCTGAGTACATCTG